GTGTCCTGAACATTAAGTTTAATGCCGGTAAAGGTCGTGCCGCTGGCGTTCCAAGTCGCGGTCAGCGCACTGAGAGGAATGGTTGTCATGTCTTACCCCAGCACCACAATTAGACCAGCGTCGTTGACCACCAAAAGGCCTGCGTCGTTAACGACCTCAGCGGCCACGGACCCGCCAGGGCTTGCCCGTTCCCCAATAAAGCCTCGCTTAAGCCAAAGCGCCAAGATGCTCACGGCTGCACCACCAGCGTGATCGTGCGCGCGCCACCCTGGTTGACGGGCGTGCCGGATGTGCCTGAGCGGACCTTCATGTACCGCACGCCAATCCAGTCGCCAATGTTGAGCATTGAGTAATAAGACGCCGCAACAGTAAGAGAACGCTCGGTCGCGCCGTCATACATATTGTCGTAAGTCGCGCCATCGGGTGAAGCCTGGAAGGTCAGCGAAGCCGCTGTCCAGCTGGCCGGCATATCGATCGCCACGAGTTTGCGCCCGCCGAGATCCACGGCGCCCGATAGACTGCCGCCGTTTTCAATTGTGCAGGTCAGCGTTTCGACCGCTTGGGAAACAACGGGCGCACCCATCTCACTTGTCCTTCTTCTTCGAGCCGCCGCCGGCCTTGGCCATTGTCGGGCGAGCGCCGCCGCGTCCGCCTTTGGAGCCCTTCGCGCCCTTCGCGCCGTACGCTTTCATCTCAGGCATCACACGCCTCCATAGCCGCTAAACATGCCAATGAGGTCAGAGGCGGCGTTGGCCTCATTGGTTTTGACCGTGCCAAGCTTGGCCGCTGCGTCAGCCTGAGCTTGGATCTGCTGCATCTGCTGCGCCTGGGCTTGGGCCTGGGCGCGCTGTTGGCGGATCATGACCACGTCCTCGCTGGCCACGATGAGGTCAGGATCGACGCCCAGCATGTCGGCGTAGTGATCGGCCCAACGATCGACATTGAGCTTGTCCAGCACCTCGGGGCGCATCTGTGCGATAGCGCCGACATTGCCGACGAAGCGGTCAATGCCATTGACACCGATCGCGCGCTGGGCTTGCGCAAGCATGGAAACAAATTCAACGTCAAGCTCCGCGCCTTGCAGGGCTTCTGGGATTGGCGGAACCAGATTGGCCGCGACCATGCGGAAGAAAGTCTCGTCGATCAGGGGCTTGAGCAGCTCATTATGCAGGCGCTCAAGCACGGGGCCAAGCATGAGGAGTTTCTCTTCGTGCCTCTCGGCAACCTCAGTGGCGGTCATGCGGGCCGTGTTGCTGCTGGCCAGCATGAGGAACAGGTCAGCATAGAACGCCGACCGAATGCGCCCGCGCACGTCCTCGATGTCGAACAGAAGATGCTGCAAATCAATGCGCACATCGAACAGCGTGGCCACGGCATTCTGCGCGCCAGGCGCATCAACGTAGGTGACGCCGCCGGGCAGGTAATCGAGATCCCGGCCCTTCATGCTAGCCGGGACTTGGAGCGGCGGCTTGGTCTGGTAGTCGATGGCATTGGCCTTGCGCAGCTGCTCATGCTGGAGCTGTTTGATGTCGCCGAGGGCTTCCATGCCGGGGCTGTTGCCGTACACATCGCCGGGCATCTTGTGCCAGCGTGGGGCTAAGCCGGGGAAGCGGTCATAGCCGCCCTCGCGCAGCAGGCCCTCGCCCTCGCTGCCTGGCTCGAAGTAGACGCTGCGCCAGGGTTTGTTTTTGCCGTCACGCCGCGTGATATCGCGATCTGTGCGCGGCTCAACGCCGTGGATGACCGGCACCCAAGCGTCGAGATTGCCAGAGCGGTACAGGTTCTGCGTCGTGCGCGAGCAGGCTTCCAGACCGAACTCGGCTACCAGCTCAGAGACGGTCTTCTCGAACTCGCGATAGATCGTATTGACGTTGCCGCGATAGTCAGTGGCCAACGCAAACTCACCAACCGGGCTTTGGTAGTGATGGATCAACGCATCGTAATCATCCATCACGAGCGCGGCTGACGTGCCGAAAGCGCCAAGCTCTTCGTAGACGGCATGCAGCATGAGGTAGGTGTTGCTGCGTGCAAACACGTTCAACATGCGCTTTTGCGTCTCGGCCAGCCAGCTTTTGACCGGCGCGTAGTCCATGAGGTCTTCGTCTGGCAAAGCCAAGCGGAACCACGGTCTGGCCGGCGAGGTCATCCCCGACATCATGCCGGCGGCCAGCACGCGCAGGGAGCGCGATGCCGTGTTGTCGAAGATCGCGTTGTGCCTCTTGGTGCCCTTGTTGCGGTCGCTTTTGTAGAACCGGGTCGATCGCGGAAGCAGGTAATCGCTTAGCTCGCGCCAGTGCGCGATCCAGCTAGACCTCTCGGTCTGAAGCGCTACCCAGCGGCGCTGCGCGTCGGTGCGGGAGATCGGCATCAGCTTCCGAGCAGGCTTGTGCGGCCCAGCATGCCGCCGCTGACAGGAGCGCCCATCGTGCCGGTCAAGAACGTACCGCCAGGACCGCCTTGACCCATCGCGCGGTTTCGTGCTGCGAGCGCTGCGATGTTCGGGCGCTTTTGATTGGCGCGATTGAACTCGCGTTCGGCTTGGCGCTGTTGCGCCTCGGCTTGGCTAGCGGCTTGATTGGCCGCGCGCTTCTGAGCCCTAGCCGCCTGCTGGCCTTGAACGACAGTCGCGCCTGCGGCGGCAGTGCTGGCGACGGCTGCAATGACGGGAAGAGCCTGAGCCATCACAACACCTGCGAATAGACGATATCTTGCGTGCGATATCCCATGCGCGGGAGCATCCGGTCCAGCGTGGTCCTGGGCTTGGCATGCCAAAGCATTATATCCGCACCCCGCTCGCGTGCTATTTCTTCAGTCGCTGCAATAAGCCTTACGCCGGCCATGCCTCGACGGTGCGCCTTGGCCAGGAAAAGCAGCTCATTCTGGCACACCAATAAGCCGCCATAGTGTGAGTGCGTGAACAGGTTATTAATGCTGTAGCCAACCAGATCATCACCCTTGAACAGGCCCAGCGACAGCATGGCACCAGCGGCTTCCAGTGTTTGGTATCGCGCGACGTCAGGCTTGAGGACCATCAGGTCAGGATTGGTGGTCAGCTCTTCGCGGTGCGCCTCGAGCAACGGCCATGCGCGCTCGATCCACTCGGTCGCGACGATCTCGCGCACCACGGCGCTCATAGCCGTTCCAGGGGGTTATACTCGCCCCGCTCGGTGCGGCGTTCGTTGGCTGCAAAGAAACGCTCGCGCTCGCTGCGCGGAGCCACTGGCGCGGCGAAGGTCAGAGCCAGGGCGTCGCCGAGATCGGGGCTGGGAAGACCGCGCGCCTTGAGGTCGTCTTTGCTCTCCAGCACGCGCTTGCCCTGCGGGCTGAAACTGTAGGTCGGCGCGGCCAAATCCTGCTTGAGAGCCACATCATCGGGGATCGCGCCACCGAGGCGCAACCAATCGGCCATGGCGCTCCACATCTCGGCGCGCTTGTCGCGATAGGCCTCATCGATCGGCTTGCCGCCGAACCACACCTCGACGACATTGTGTCCCAGTTGCCGCAGGCGATCGATCACGCCGGAGCCATTGCCGGCATCGACGAATACCGCATCGGGCCGCCACTCTGCGATCTTGGCCGCGACGCGGTTGGCCAAAGTCATATTGTCCACACCGCGCATCACGATCGGCGGCAGGGCCACCATGCCTTGACGGGGGAAGATCACGGATCGATCATCGCCAAAGCGCGCGGGATCGACGCCAAGGATGCGCGGCGCGAAAGCGTATTCAGGCTCACGGTAGTGGCGCTGCGTGGCGGCCTGGACGTCGGACAGCGAGATGAGCTGATCCTCGCCGGCGGCAGAGAAGTCGCACAAATACTCGCGAGAGAAGGACGTCTCGCTCATGTCCCGGCGCAGGCGCGCGATCTCGTCCTGGGCCAGGGCGTCGGTGTCGTAGACAGTGTAGAGAGCGGCATGCCAATCGGGCAGTGAGCCAGCGCGGAAATAGAGTTCGGAAAACAGGTTAACGCCGCTCGGTGTACCAATGAACAGCGCCCAGCCCTGGCGATCGGACAGCGCGGGCTGCAGAATATCCTGCCACACCTCAGGCTTGATCTGAGCCACCTCATCAATGACAACGCCGTCGAGGCGCACGCCCCTCAAAGCGTCAGGGTTGTCGCCGCCGAAGATGCGGATCGTTGCCTTGTTGTGCCGAAACGTAACCGACAATTCGCTTTCGTTGATCGCCACGGCCTCATAAACCAAAAGCGGCGCGAGGCGCTGCTTTAGCCTGGCCCAAGCGATGGTCTTGGCTTGCTTCAAGAACGGCGCGACGTAGACATAGTAAGGCAAATCCACCTGCGCCCGTAGGGCCGCATGGATCAGCTCCATGAGAGCGACCTCGGTCTTGCCGGCGCGGCGATGCAGGGCCAAGACCGTAAAACGCTTCTTGCTGCGATGGCACTCGGCCTGCCAAGCGCGGGGGTAATAGTTGAGGGCGACCTTAGTCTGAGCCATCAAGCACGCCCGTGTAGACGACCAACGACAGCGCCCCACCATCATGCCCTGAGATCGGTTGCGTGGCTTTGCCGTAGCCTCGATCAATAAGCTCTTTGATCGCGGCGACGCGTGTAGCCTCGTTGTCGCTTCCAGGCTGCTTGGTCAAGCCAGCAATGCGAGCAAGCTCAAAGACAGCTTCAGGACCGTATTGTCGAGCAAGCTCTTTGATCTCAACGGTGGCCTTGTTCGGAATGCCTTTTCTGCGCCCGCTGTTAGCTGGGCGTGGCGTTCCAGGCTGTGGTCCTCTGGCGCCCATAGAAAATTCTAATTTCTGCTTTTCGCCGTCTTCGCCGAAGCCTTGAAGGCCGCAGCGGTCGGCGCTCCTTTTGACCCTGGCTTACGCATTGTCTCGCCGGAGCCTGCTTTGATGCGGGCTCTTTTAGCGTTGATGTTTGCGTACAGTCCGGGCTTTGCCATGTAACAGCCGTGCCTCCCTATTGCGGCGGAATTGGGGCAGTGACGGCAGACACGTCAGGGACTAGGGCGGTCAAAACCGTAAAGCCCCAAGCGGCCCAAGCGGGAAGCTGCGCGCCGATCCAAAGCAGTGCGCCAAGGAGCAGGGTGCCAAGCACGGTGAAACCGGGTGGTAGGGAGAGGGATAGTTTCACAATTTTACTCCTCGGCGCTTTGTAAAGCGTCAATCGCTAAGCCGGCGGTCATACCGCC